TGATGAGGGTGCGGCGGCTGTAGCTGGTCAGGGCGCCAACCGTCTTCGGGCTCAGGCTCACATCGTCAAAGGCCAGGTCGGACGGGGTGATCGGCTCGTCTTCGGCAACCCAGTAGGCGGTCGCGCTGCCGGTCTGCTTCGGAATGTCCTGGTCGCCCACCAGGTTGTCGAGCACGGTTGCGCCCAGGCGGCCGATAACCAGCGCATCCCGCAGCATGTCGATGTAGAGGTCGGCCCGGTGCTGCGTCGGATAGAGCGGCGCGGCGGCCCCGGTCGTCAGCATGGTGCGGGTGAAATACTGGTCAGGCACCGCGATGCCTTGGAACTTGCGGCCGGAACGGCGCTTCACCTCGGCGCTCATTTCCCGCTCGAACCCGGCGTCAACGTCCTCGCCCATTGCCGCCCCGATGGCGCGCACCAGCGAGAAGTCGCGGGCCCGGTCCTCGAACCGGCCGTCACCCGTGCCGCTGTGAACGATGGCAGGCGCGGAACGCTCAGCTTCGGCCAGGAACTTGGCCCGGTCGATCTTGCCGTCGAGGGCGCGCACCTCGTCTTTCAGGGTGCCGAACTCGGTGCTTTCGGTGTCGGACAGGTCGCGGGTCTCGGCCTCGGCCTTGTCGGTCAGGGCGCGCATCTTGGCGATGGTCCGCGAACGCGCTTCTTGCAGCTCGTGTAGTTTCATCTGGTCCTCGAGGGTCGCCCCCTCGGGGGCAGGTTGCATATGCTAGGATATGCTAGCACATGCTAGGGGAAGCAAGCAACCCTAGCGGCAACCCGGTGCGGGGTGCTCAGGCACCCACGGCCAGCAACCCCCGGCTGGCATAGACGCTCGGCTTCTTCGCCGGGGTGCGGGCGGCAACCCCCACGCTCATGGCGAGGGCCACAGCACCGTCGATGCGGCCCCGGCTCTTGTCCTTCACCAGCTTTCGGTGCCTGCCGGGTCGCTCATGGTCACGGCGTTGGACAGGCACCAGTCGAGCACCGGGTGCGAGGGGTGCCGCAGGGTGCCTTGCAGAATGGCGGTCTCGAGGGCGTCGATGGCCGGGCTCATGTCCTTGAACCCCTGCCCCCAGGGCTGCATCGTCAGCTTCACCCCCTCGTCGGCCATGTAGCGTTGCACCTCGTCCATCTTCCAACGGTCGAAGGCGAGGGCCTGCACGTCGAAGTCTTGCACGATCTCGCCCAGGCGATGCACGACAAACCGCTTGTCGATCGCGCGGCCGGGGGTCGCCTCAAGCAACCCTTGGCGGGCCCAAAGCTGATAGGGCACATGGTCGCGGCGCTCGGCTTCCTCGAGCCCGTCGCGGGGCGTCCAGAACCAGGCGCGCACGTCGCCGCTGTCAGGGAAGAACGCGACAAGGGCCGTGAGGTCGGTTGTGGCGCTGAGGTCGAGCCCCAGATAGCACCGCTGCCCTAGCAGGTCGCCCGGCTCGGCCGCGCAGGCTCGCCAGTCCCGGCCAGCGATAAAGCGGGCCGTCGCGTCGATGGGCTGATTGAGATACAGCAGCCGGAAAGATGGCTCACGGGCGGGCAACCGCTGCGCCTGCGCGGCCGCCGTCCGCATTTCCTCGAGGCTGCGAAAGTCCCCAAGGGCCGGGTTGCAGGCGAACCATGTTTCCTCGGCCCAGGGGTCGGCCTTGTCGTCGGCGCTGTAGATGGTCGCGTGAAAGCTCGGGTCTTCCACCTCGCCCGCCTGCACGTCCCGCCCATAGGCGACAAGCTCAGACATGACGCTCGAGGCGTCGGCGCTCATGGTCGAGATGGTCACAACCAGCGGCTCGGCCCGCGCGCCGGTCCCGGTCAGCAGGTTGTCGTAAAGCTCGCGGCCGTGCCATTGGGCCAATTCGTCGCAACAAACGAATGAGGGTGAAAGTCATGAGCCTTCCGGGCGTCTGAGCTGAGGGCCTGGTAGGTGCTGCCGGTCTCGGTATCCTCGAGGCTCTTGTTGAAATGGCGAACCGCGATCCGGTCGCTCAGGTCTTCGTCGGCCTCGATCAGCGCCAGCATTTCGCGGAACAGCAGGGCCGCCTGGTCGCGGTCGGCCGCCGCTGAATAGCATTGCCCCCGACTCTCGGCTTCGGGCCCGGCCAGATGGGCGAGGCACAGGGCGGCCGCTAGCTGCGTCTTCCCGTTCTTCCTCGGGATTGCGACCAGGGCTTGCCGCACCATGCGCTTGCCGTCCGCGTCGGTCGCGTAGATGCCGCGCACAATGTCCCGTTGCCAGTCGCGCAGCTTGAACTTGCGCCCCGCATGGGCCCCGGCCGTGATCTTGAGCCCCTCGATGAAGGCAATGACGCGATCCGCACGGGATAGGCCGCGCTTCTGCCACGCCGGGCGGCGCTTAGGCTTGTCGCTCTCGGCTTTCGCCTTCTTTCCAACGGGTTTCGCCCCCGGTCCACGCAAGCCCATATCGGCCCCCTTTCGTCCTCATGCTAGCACGTCCTAGCATATGCTAGCAATCTAACTGAGAATGAAGGGTGGACGCCGGTCCGCAGGGCTCAGGCTGTAGCGATGGAACCCCCCTAGAGGCTCTCAGCGGGCCGCTGGCGGGCGGTATAGTTTTGCAGTCAGTTTGCCTTGCCGATGCGAAGGGCTTGTCAGCGGGCCGCTCAGCGGCTCTCAAGGCGCGTTCCACGGGTCAGCCGGGTCGCGCGGGGTGCCGTCCGGGTTGCAGCCGCGCAGGGTCCATGCCTCGCCCTGGTCGAGCATGTCGGCTGCGGTCTTCTGCGTGTGATGGGTCTGACACAGGCTAAGAAGGCGGTCGATGGTCGGGAAGGCCGGGCCGCCGTTGCGGATGGCCTTGATATGGTCAACCGCATGGGCCGGGGTGCCGTGGCCTAGGGCCTCGCAGGCTTGGCACAGAGGGTCACGGGCCAGCTTCTTCCGCCTGAGGCGCTGCCACCGCTGCGTGTTGTAGGGCCAGCGGCTCATGCCGCATGGCTGGCGGTGATCGTGAGATACTGCCGCCGTTCGTCCAGATTGCGGGTGCCGTCGATCTCATAGGCTTTGCCTTGCCACATGATGCGCCAGGCGGTCGGCACATCGCGGTGCCGGATATGGAACAGCAGCGTCTCGGTGTTGGCCGGGCGTCCACCGCCTAGAATGTCGGTCTCGCTCTTGATGGGTTCAACGCGGGCGAAGACGGCGGCTTGCGTCGTCCAGGTGTCCACGATCATGCCGTCAGGGTCGCGGATGCGCTCGGCCTTTTGCAGCTCGATCCGTTCCCGCAGGTTGCCGATGGCTTGTGGCCGATAGGGCGCCCGGCTGGTCACGTCAGAGGGCCCGGTTGCGGGCCGCGCTGAGAATGGCGGTCAGGTGATGGGGCACCCGCTCCACGCGCCCCTCAGCAGCGGGCAGGCGGCTCTCATACCACCACGTTGCCAGTTGCAGGCAGGCGAGGCGAAGGCGCTCAGGTAGCACCTCATAACCAGCGCGGAAGGTGACGGTCACGGCGTCGGCGCCACGGGGCAGGGTCGCGGTCAGGATCGGCCGGTCGTGATCCTGATAGAACCGCCAGTCAGCGAAGGGCACGGCGGCCCCGGTGCGGTCGGTGTAGCTCACGCTCAGCACCTCGCGCACGGGCGTGATGGGGAAGCGCACCGTGTCGCCGCAAGCGGGCAAGGTCAGCTCATAGGTGCCGGGGATGATGGCGCGGCCAGTGAGGTCCGCGACGTGCTCGATTGCCGCATACAGCATCCCGTCGATTGCCAGGTCTTCGTCGTCGTGACTGACGCGGGCGTGCTCTTTCACCTCGCGCAGCGAAAGGCCGTGCGAGGCGTTCGGGTCGGGGGTGATGAGCTTCCATGCCATAGCCTCATTCTAGCATACGCTAGCACGTCCTAGCAAGCGGGTGGTTCCAAAGGTTGCCTGAAGTTGCCTGTTTTCCGGTTAGTGCTCCACGCGCGCGCGCACGCGTGTCACCGTTAAGCGGAAATGAGGCAACTTCAGGCAACCTCGAGCAACCCGGCATGAAAAAGGGGGGCTGCGATGCCCCCCTGGTCGTCTGTTTGAAAGGCGCAAGAGCCTCAGGTGAAGTCCTGCAACCCTTTGAAGTCCTTATGTCGAACCCCGATGAAGCAGGCTTCTGTTCGGCCGTTGAGCTTCTTTTTCTTCTTCGTGAACCCGCGCCGGGCCATGTTCTCGCCCAACCACCGGGCGTTGCCGGGATCGTCACCCGCCGCGATGGCGTATTCCTGCCAGGTCTTGAAGAACGATGACGATGGCTCGAACCAACGGTCATTATCAGGGTCGGTGTCGCACCGCTCGGCAAGGAAAGCCCCGAACAGGTCGTTTTCCTCGAAGTATGCGGCTGTCGCGGCTGACACACTGTCCGGCCTAATGAGCCCGTTTGCCTGCCAGTCCAGGCACCCGTCGATTGCCCACCTCAGGATGCCGGGCCACTCGGCTTGCAGCTTTGCCTCGAGGTCTCGGTCAGGGGTCGCGGGTTTGCGAGTGAAGGGCACGATGTTGAGGCGCCGCATCATCGCCGGGTCGATGTTCCGCAGGGTTGGCCGGTGATTGCCTGCGATGATGAGCTTGAACTGTGGCGTGAACTCGAAAAAGTCCTGCCGCATGAACCGGGCGCTGATCTTGTCGCCCCCCGTGAGGGCCTTGATGCGCGCTTCTGCCCAGGCTCGGCCTTCCTCGGTTTCCGATGCCGTCACCATGCGCGCGCCCCTGAGGGCGGCTAGGTCGGTCGGGTGCCGCTCATGCTTGGACGCAGTGAAGGTGTCCATGCTGGCCTGCGTGGCATAGTCGCCAATGATACCAGCTACCGTGTTGAGGAAGACAGATTTGCCGTTCCCGCCCCCGCCATACATGAAGACAAGGGCGTGCTCGCGGGTGATGCCGGTGAGGCTGTAGCCGGTCCATTGTTGCATGAACCGGATAAGGTCGAGGTCGCCCCCGGTCGCTTCCTCAAGGAATTGCAGCCAGCGGGGGCAATCCTGCGTCTGAGCCGGGGATACCGCGCAGCGTTTCGTTATCATGTCGTCAGGGGAGGCAGGGCGCACGCGGCCGCTGATAAGGTCCACCACCCCACCGGGAACCCCGATAACCCAAGGGTCGCGGTCCCATACCTCTTGCGTCACGGCATGGGCAGGATCGGCTTTCGCCATGCGCTCCACCCCTGAGGCGAAGGATGCGCGGCGGGCACTAGCCAGCTCCTTTGCGCTGGCGTCCACCGATGCGCGATGCGCCGCCTCACGGCAGTAGTTGAAGGCGCGCGCCCGGCCGTCCGCTGCCCAATGGTCGCCGGTCCACTCGAACCACTTGCCCATGTCGTGATCGAACCTGAGGCGGTCGCGGTGCTGCCGGGTGAAATGCCGCGCAACCCCGTCTTCGGTGATCTCGATATACTCGCCCCCGGTGTCGGGGCGGTTTGGGTTGCCCCGTGGGTTGCTCTTGCGTCCCCCACGATGCTTCTTTGCCAAGGCGGATACATCACACCCGTTTGCCTTGGCGCGGGCGAAGATGGGGGCGGCTGTCTTGCCACCACCAGGGGGGAAGCCCGCGAACCGGCTTGCCACCTCGCCAGGGCGATATTTCGCCCCACGGCTCGACCAGTCTTCGGCCAGCGCCAGCCCCGCCTGTCCGAACTCGTCAAAGATGGCCCAGATGATGCTGAGCCAATCGTTATAGGTGCCGCCGTCTGGGTCGATCCAGTCGAGAGCTTCGGCAACCTCGGCCTGCGTCACTTGGGTGTTGAAGCCTGGTCCGGTGTCGAACTGAGGCGGGGCGGTGTTGAGATTGAAGAACTGGGCGGCTGCGCCACTAAGGGCGGGCCGTGGCGGCGCGGGGGGTGCTGCCCCCGGCAAGTCGTTCAGCAGCTCGCGCATCTGCTCGGCCGTATGGGGCACGGGGAAGGCCGAAGATGGCTCTTGCGTCACAAGGAAGGGCTCGCCCTTGCGATGCCAGAAGCCCGGCAACCGCATCACGCGGGGCAGGTCGTTCACGCTTTCGTCTGATTTGAACGCGGCAATGAGGCGTTTTTGCGCCGGTTTGAACTCGTCCAATTCGAGCCCGTCCACCAACCAATAAGCGTGCCAGCGGTCGGGCGAGGATTTGGTGATGCTATGGGGTTCTTCCCATTCCCGGCACGGCTCGAGGGGTGCCCCGTCAAGGTCAACCCATAGGGCGCGCACGCGGGTGATGTTCTCGGCCTTGCGGCGGCCGCTGCCGTCCGTCTCGTTGATGGTGACGAAAACCCCTGCCCCTTGATCGTTCAGTCTGGCGAGGGTTGCCGCGTGCTGGTCCAACGTGCCGTGCAAGGTCCGCGCAAGGCGCTTGTCCTTTCGGCTTTCGTTGTCGTCGAAGGTCTGGAACGTCCAGGTCTTCGCGTTGCTGTCGATGCTCTCTAAGAACCTATGGGCGGCCGCGAGCCGCACCTCGAACGCTAGGTCTGTCTCCAAAGTCCCTGTCCCATTTCAGGGCCGGAAAGACGCTTGCAGCCACCACGTAGTTTTCCTATCATGGCTCCATCCAAGCCGCATCGCCTAACCGGCAAGTTGCATTAGAAGCCCGTCCTGTTTGCCGCAGGGTCGGGCTTCACTCATTCTGCCATTTGCCCATTATAGGGCGCAAGGTATTGTGATGCTAGCACGCGCTAGCCGCGAAACCTACCCCTCAGCTTTTCCCACAAACTCTTGCGCTGAAACTCGGTCAGCGCGCGCACCTGGTCGGCCAGCTCGGCCAGCTTCTTGTCGGTCGCTTCCTGCCGCTCGAGGATTTCGGGCGGGATCGTGACGGGCAACGGGTTGCCGGACGGGGTGTCGTCCGGGGTGCCCGCCAAGGTCTTGCGCGCGGCCGCCGCTAGCGCCTCGGCTGCGAACTCGGCCTGCGTCTTCCCGGCCTTCTTCGCCGCCTTGTTCAGCAGGCTGCGGAACTCGGGGGTGAACTCGTCACCCTTGAGGGTCAGCGTGGGGCGCCGGTCGGCGCGCTTAGCCACGGTCACGGGTCAGCCTTTCCACGGCCTCCTCGAGATTTGCCACCCGCTCGGCCAGGCTCGGCCCCGCCGTGGGGTCGGTTGCCTCGAGCAACCAGGCTTCGGCACGGGGCAGGAACGTGGGGTCTCCACGCAGGCGGGCGGCCAGGTTCAAAAGGAACTCGCGCGCATCCTCGGGCGCCCGAACGTTGATCTGCGCCGTCTTCGGTTCGTCGCTCATTTCAGCAGTCCTTGCGCGCGGGCCCAATCGGTTAAGATTTTGACAACCAGCGACGACACGCTGCGGCTGTCGCGCCGGGCACCCTCTTGCAAGGCGGCTTTCAAATCCGGGTCCACGCGGAACCCAAGCGGTGTGTTTTTCATGGCGTTCCCCTTGTAGGTAAATGTATGCGCGAACCCGATGAGAAATGGCAAGCACGCAATCGCACCCCCTGCGGGTTGCTGTCTTCACCCCATTGTTGAGCTTCACCCCGCAGCGGGTTGCTTTGCGGGGTGTTTTCGCCTCTCGGGCGCCCTTTGATGCGTAACGGGTTTTATGTCAGGCACCCCATCGACAACCCACGCGCGCGAAAGTTGACTAGGGAAGGGGGCGAAAGGCTATGCTCGAACCATTCTAGCAACCCCAAAGGCACCCCACATGGAAACCCGCGAAGAACTTACCGCCATGCGCGGCGAACTGGTCGAACGTCTTGCGCGCGAGGTCTATCGGATCACAGCGCACAATGACGAAAGGCTACAGAAGGTCGCCAACCTCAAGGCATCCATTGATGCGGTCGATTTCATTTTGGCGAACGATATTGCTTGTCCCCCGGCGCCCGATCCTACCGTGATGTTCCTCTAGGCCAGATAGGCGGGCACGTCGAAGTCAGGCGGCCCAAAGGCGGCGCGGTAGGTCTCGAAAGCCTCCCGCGTCAGCTCACGCTGCATAGACGGGTCCGCAAAGCGCACCCCGCGCTGCACCCCTTGCTTGTTCTTGCTCAGGGGTAACCAGGCGCAAACGTTGCCGTTCTGATAGCGCACCAGGGCGCACCCCTGTAGCACCAGCCCGCCCATGCTCAGGTCGAAGTCCCCGAATATCTCGGCCTTGCCTAGCGGCTTGTGGATGCGGCGCACGGCAAGGATTTCAAAGGGCTGGCTCATGGCTTGTTGCCTCTATTTCAGCAGCGCCGCATCGGCCTGCATCTGCTTCCCAAGGCGCCCCAGGTCTTCCAGGGCGAGGATGAAATTGTGCTCGTCGCCCGCCTGCGTCTTCACCCGCCAGACAACCAGCTTGGGGTCGGGCGTCATGAAGGTGCGCGCCTCGGCAATGTAGTCCGCGCGGAACTCGTCAGCTTCCATCTTTGGGTGCCCCTGTCTGTTCGGGTTGCATGTTCAGCGGGCTCAGGAACTCGGTCGCGGCCGGGTCGCGGCGGGGGTTCATCCCCTCGAAACCGCGCAGCTCGTTCGCGTTGTAAACCCCGATTTCCCGGCCGATGCGGTAGGCTTGGAACCGTTGCAGCATGTCGCCGCGCAGCAGCTCGTCCATGTCGAAGGCAACCACGTGGTCGCGCCGTCCTTCGGTCGAGAACAGGGCCCGCGTGATGCACTTTTCCCAGCGGACCAGCCAAGGCCGGATCGTGTGCCCCGCGAACCAGCGGCCCAGCTCGGTGACGTTGGAATAGCTGCCGTTGCTCAGGTCGCCCAGGATCGGCGGGGGCACCCGGAACATGCGGGCGATCTGCTCGACTGAGAACCTGCGGCTCTCGAGCATTTGGGCGTCTTCCGGGCTCACGCTGAGGGCGTGCCAGGTCATGCCTTCTTCCAAAACTCCGATGCGCCCCGCGTTCGCGGTGCCGCCGTAGAGGCTATTCAGGCTGTCGCTGAGGGTCTTTGCCGCTTCGGGCCCGATGGTCTCGGGATGGGCCACGAACCCGCTCATCTTCGCGCCGTTGCGATAGATGGCCCCTGAGAACCGTTCCACCGCCATTGCCGTGTTGAAGGTCTCGCGGGCCCGGCTGAGGCGGCTCTTGCCCAGGATGCCGTCGTCGCTGCGGTCTTTCAGGTGCAGCATTTCCTCGGGCAACAGGCGCCGGGTGCCGCCGTCCAGCCCGGTGACGGCATAGCGCAGGCGGTTGCTGCCGGGGATGCGTTCCACGGCAACCCGGTCGGGGTGCAGCGGCATCAGGCTTTGGGGTGCCCCCCGGCCGTCGCGGATGATCTCGGCAAAGGCGTTGCCCCGCAGCAGGCAATGGGCCGTCATGGTCTCGAACCACTCCGGGGCCGTCTGCAATTCGTTCGGGTCGCCATAGAACAGCCGGGCCACCGGGTGCACCGGGTCTTCGATCCGGCTGCCGTCCGGCTGCGTGCGGTAAACCAGCAGGGGCAGGCTGGCGATGGTCTCGCTGATGATCTGGACGCAGGCGAAAACCCCGCTCAGGTTCTCGGCCAGAGGCGGGGTCAGGGGCATGTCCTGCACCTCGTAACCGTCGCGCATCCGGTCCCAGGTGCTCGAGGAACGGGCTTCGGTCTTCGCCCCGAAGATGCGGCGGAAGATGCTCATAGGGTTTCCATCCAGCGGCGGGCAACCCGCAGGCGGGGTGCGGTGAGGGTTGCCAAGGTGCGGCGGGCAACCTCGGTGTCGGGATAGGCCGGGGTCGCGGTGATGGTGATTTCGTGAAGGTCGAGGTCGCGCAGGTCGCGTTGCACCCGGTCCTCGGTGACGGTCCAGGTATCGCCGCCCGGCGCCACCGTGAAGGCGAAGGATGCGCCGCGAATGTCGCCCCGTTCCACGCTCACAGCC